GTAAACATCGTGTGTGACTGTTTCAGCTCATTCAGCATAGCTCTCGCTCGCTTTGATGCAAGTGTCCCTTCGCCCATGAAATATGCCTTAAACACATTAGGGTGCGGGGCAACGAAACCATAATCTCCCGGATCGTTGATGTCTGCTATCCGCACGTCAAAGCCGGTTGCCGTTTTTAAGTACCCTTCCATTCTGTACGGTGTCATCGGCGCCCGATAATCTCTCTTTCGATAGATTATCTGCCGTCTTTCCTCGTAGGAAAGATTCTCTCGCACCGGCAGTCCCCATTTGATTTCGTGGTACATCAATCCCCATGTTGCAGTCTCCGGGAACAGCTGGTTGATTAAGTCCTCAGCTATTTCTCTTGCTGTGTCGTATTCCTGGCCCATAACCTCGTACAACCACTTGCCGACATAGGAATTATCATAGAATCCATCCGATACCGATGCGATCATGTTTTTCGCACTCTCGCTGATTGGAAAATTCTCTAAATCAAACCTTTCCACATTTACACCCCCTAACTAAAATTCAGAGTGCCTGTGTCCGGGTACTCCTCACTTTTCAGAGTGATGTTCTGTGTTTTGCCGTTCATTGTGAAGGTATCAAAGTCTTCTACTCCGGCGATTGAAGAAATCAGCGGTCGCACATCGTTGTATCTCAGAATACCTTCGATTTTCGCCTTCGCATAAACCGCTCTGATCGCCTCTGCGAAGTCTGCCTTGATTTGTTCAATACCGGTTGTCTCGTCGTAAACAAGTCCGGTAATGACGTAATTTACAGCAATCGTGGTCGCTGCCGTGCAAGTGAGCTCCGCTGTTCCAGTTGGAAGTAGTCTCGCCGACCTGTTATTTGGAGAAACGATGTAATTATAAACATCCTGCACCAGCTTATCATTGGCTGGTTTACCGTTTCCGTCAACAAGTACCAGTTTTACGGTTCCTGGCCCATTCCACACTGGAATCACAATCGCATCTCCGGCTCCTGCCTGTTTTGCCCATCTGATGTAATCTGCATCGTTCCCAAGATATGTCATACTGTTGCTATACTCTGCAGCAATTCTGTCGTAGAAATCATCGTCCGTTTCTCTTTCGGTGCCGCCCTTGATCTGCTCCGGGTTGTTGATCTCCGTCACGTTCTTGTCGGGTACCGCCATAAGCACGACTGTGTTTGCTGCAACATTGGAACCTGCGCCTGCTTCTACTGCCGAAACCGGTACGAGTGCCGTTCCTTCGTTACCGACAACAACATCTTCTGTTGCTGAATACTCTATTGACGGTCCGGTTTCGGTTGCCGCCGTGCAAAATATCGTTCCGGAACGAATTTCTGTACCTTCTGCCGCAGAGATTTTCACATATCCGAAAGCCGGTTCCGCTTCATGCCTTGTAAGATGAACCTGGCGACCATGAAGGTCCAGCCATTCATCCCAGGAATACTCCGGAAACGAAATCATTATTGCTCTCACGATATGGAAGTTTATAATTTCGTCTTTCTCCAACGCCGCAGGCATTGTCATATCGTATGGAAAGCCACCTGGCATATCGTCTATGTCGTTCGGAAGATTGTTCATCATCCTTTCGTGAATCTCTTCGGCTGAGTTCCCTTCCAAAAATTCCGGTCTATTAAATTCCGGCTGCATACTCTCCACCTCCTTTACAAGCTAACTTCTATTTCTTCGTCCCAGTTGCTACCCTTGACCTTGAAGGTTACGTGCATCTGATCGCCTTCCCAGGTAAACTGAAAATCCCGGACATTTTCTGCCCTGGGATTCACCATAATAGCGTCTGTGATTGTTCTCTCTACCATGGACTCTACTGTTTTTTCATCGTCGTTATCCATGGCTCTTTCCATTTCGGTACCTATTGAATCGGGGTATGCCAAACAGCGGTACCGCTCTGTCTGTGCAATCTTAAAACACCAAATGGAGAAGGCTTCTTTGCCGTCGCACTCTTTTACTCGGTGTGCCCCATCTCTCACGAAGTCTCCCAGTCCCGGGTCCCACTTCATACTTCTTTTGTACTGCGTATCGTACTGACTGTCCTCGGAGATAAAATCCGGCACTTCAACGACCGGAAATAATGGCTGTGACATTTGCCTCGCCTCCTTATGATTTCTTTACAACATCGATCACTACTGCCTCGCTTTGAATCCATGCAACAAGAACTCTGTCTCCGGCTTTGATTTGCGGAGGTTCAGCGGTGTGCGTATGTGCGCCTGTGTTTACCTTTGGGGTTTGGTTTTCGTGACCGGAATGCCCGCCTCCCGTTATGGTGTAGCTGAGTCCTCCTACCAGTCGGCAAACCGAGTAATCTCCTTTTGGTATTTCCACCGGAAATGAATTTGTTTTCAGGCTCAAATTTGGCTGAATTTCTCCAAAGTCCAATGTAAGCGGCGACTCATTTTCTCTCTTCATTCTGTCGCTCAGCACTCCGGCCAGCTTTGCTGTTCCCGGATGTCCGTCAAATTCATTCATCTGTCTCACCTGCCTTTAATCAAAGGTCCCGTCGTCAACCCACCCATATACATTGCTTCCGCTATCCGTATGAATCAGATGCCAAGGGTGTGCTTTTCCGGAGCCGTTTTTAATCGTGATCTTTGCTTTTCCTGCCCTGGCGTTGTAGCCTTTTGAGCCTGGGTAACTGCTCACATAATGGGTTCCACCATGGAAGTTCACGATGTCGCCCACGTTGTAATCTTTCTTTTTTTCGGATTTTGCCTTTTCCTTTTTCGGTTCGGCAAGTTCCAGGTCCATTGCCATGCTGTAGGTATCTGCCGTATGTTGGACTCCCTTCACGTAGTAGTACGACTGAGCCAGCTCGCTAATGACATATACCAGGTCGCCCTTTCGGACAAATGGAACATCCGGAGACTGTACCTTAATCTCCTTCTTAATCTTTCCGTCCTCGTCCAGGATCTCTTGCGCTGCAGACTTTGCATCTGCCAGGCTCTCGTCTTTTCCTCTCGTGTAGATTCTCTGACGTATGCCGTACTTTGTCTCGCCGTTCACCGTAGCCTCTACGCTGGTTCTTCCATCGTCGTCTGCCTGGCCTACAACCTTTACTCTCGTAATCATGTCTGCCGTGCTGATACTCTGACTAAACATCTGCGTATTGTCTGTTCGGAAAACGTAAACCGTCTTATTGGTACCTCTCGGTATTACAGAAGTAAGACCTTTTCTCGCCTGCACAAAGCATTGCCCCTCGCCTTTCTTCGCTGCATCATCCAGCAAGTCAATGATGATGTCTGACAGATACTTATTATTCGCCTTTGTCTTTCCGTGTGAGGCGTTCGGACCTTGATACGTCCCCTGTGGTATCTCCCAATCATCAAGAATCCCTTCTATCGCCGACTTTGTGCCGGTTCCGGAAGGGAAATATCTGTTATCCTGGCTTTTCTGCAGTTTATACAGCTCGTCGTAGCATACGCATTTCAAGGTGTGTCCTCCGTTTTTCTCAACCGGATTCCACGTTTCCACATATCCACGTGCCACTTCCTCACCCTGGGAGGCTCCGTCATTCGCAAATATCCCGACCAGGCATCCAGGCTTGATGATCTTTGACAGATACCCTTTTGATGTCTTATCATTTTTTGCCACAAACGAAAGTCTGACGGCTAACTCGCCATCGTTCTCCTCCCATCCGAGGTTTTCCACGTACTCCTTGATGTTGTACTGGTTCTTGTTTTCATCCATCACAACCAGCCGGTACTTGATTTTCGCTAAATCAATCATAGCAAGCCTCCTATCCCGGTATTGTCAGCACTTCTCCCGGCCATATCCAGTGACCGTGATCCGAACTGCTCTTTCCGTGTTTCTTGGCTGTGGATTCTATCGTGTCCTTATTCGCATCGTAAATCTTCGTCCATTTTGTCCCACTTCCCAGCTTCTTTGAGGCAATGCCCCATAGGGTATCTCCGGAAACGACGGTATAACTGCCGCCGCTTGATGAAGATGTCTCCCTCGGCTTGGTTTTCTTTACAAAAGCTGTGATTTTCAGCTCATTTGTGCTGTAGATTTTCAACGGCTTTTTCTGAACGAATGTAATTGAATACTCGACATTCCCGTAAGCTCCAACCGGCTTCGGCTGAAATGAAGAAATCGTAACATCCACGTTTATCCACGTTTCCGTTACGATCAATGTAAGTACCGTCTCATTCATCATAAAATCATTAAGAATCTTTACACACTCATTCGGACTTTGCCAGGCGTTCTTCTTTACGATTGCTTCATTCTTCTTTGATGGTCCGAAAAATACTCCGTCCCACGAAAACTCTGAGACATCTGTCCCCTTAGGTACCTTTACGGTACCCAGGGAAATGATGTCAAAACTTTGGTACTTGGCTGCATATTTGCCTTGTACCTTCTCCGGCAACGCAGGGAACGTAAACTTTGAACCCTTTCCTACCGGAATCAGCTTAATATTCATAGCCTACGCTCCTTTCGTGCTTGATACTGGCATATTGGCAAATACTTCACTCAGTTTCTCTGCGATGTTTCCACCGAGTTCATCTGCGATCTCGCCTAAATGTCTTCTGATTACGGCAACAATATCTTCTTCGCTCTGACCTTCCTTTGCCTCAATTTGGAAATTCGGACTAACAGCAACATTCACACTGATCGGACCAGTCTGTGGTGTAGAGGCCGGAACCTCTGAACTTACCGGAGCAAATGTTTCTGCTGAGTTGTCCTCATAATTGC